AGTAGGCTTTTTTGACGGTATAAAAAGACATGGACTAAAAGGTATCTTTTTGTTTACTCTGTATCCATTTTCCACACCGCGGTAGAAAATATTATTGCCAATACAAGCGAAGTTAGTATAAAATTTTTCATTAATCATAGTAAGATATAATGACACACAAAAAAAGGTGTGTCAATTCATATTATGATAAGAGGTGTTTGGTATTACTATACCACTTCCAAATAAAGTATTATATTTGTTTAATATCTCCGTGACTGGAGGATATTGACACGCAACAACAGATGAATTTATTTTCACAGTCTTTTCTGCGGACAATGGTAGCCAAGGACCCATGTGGATATCCACATTGTCGGTTTTGGGATTTCTAGCTGCTGCTATGCTAGTTGGATTTTTTATAACATAACATGTAAAATTGGACTCCGGACAAATCTCGCCAAGAATCTCTTCACCTGTAATTAATCTAGTTATCATTATATTCATATTAAACATCCTTTTTCAAAAATAACATCATCTCTTCTGTTCTTCTTTTTATTAACCCTGGAAGAACTTTACCTTTGGCTTTATTCCATCTTAAAAACTGTTCAGCAGATTGAACATATTTTCCATCATTCAACAGGCGAAGTAATGTGGAGGATCTAAAATTTCCTACACCCACATTGTAAACAAAAGAAACCAAAGCATCAAACTGATTCTGATTGAGAAAAACTTTAACTAAGTGATTTACAGCATCTTCAAATAATTTTAAATCTTCATCCAATAAAATATTGGCTTCATCTATTGTAATCATCATTCCCAACTGGACCGGATTTCCTTTTATTCGTGTAGTTCCAAATCCTATGGTAGGAACTCCTGCAGGACAAAGATATGCACTTAGTCTAACTCCTTCATGAGATTTAATTAGGTCTTTTCCAAATTTGCTGGTTTTTCTTTTATTCATATCTTTATTTATTAAAGATACAGATAAGGATTACAAGTCATGAAATGATGAGTGCCCAAATTAGTCAAAATAAACTGATAAGCTGGATTTATTGCATCATAATTTTCATCACAAATTGCTGCATTACAAAAATTTACATTGGGAATAGCCTCGCTAATATAATGTCCATTTCCTGAATGTATGTGACCAAATACGTGGAGAAATAATTCATCCAACTTTGAAACGCGATTCAATAGGTCTATACATCCCACATGATTGTTAGAAACCATATCTCCTATACCATGAGGAGGACCATGAGTTATTAAAACATTGGTGTCATGAGGTATATTATCCCAAATCTGATGCAATTTTTGACCTCGTGGTGCATTAAACGCCCAATTATTGAACGTTGGTTGCCACGGTGAGCCGTAAAATTTTATTCCATTATATATAAACTCAGAATCTTCCAAATACACAATCTTATCTTTAAGATCCGACGTTATTAATTCATCAAGAGCCGCCACTTTCATTTGCTGAAAACACTTATCATGATTTCCAGCCACAATAATTGCTTTGTCAAAATTTTCTTTATTAATATTCAACCATTTGGAAAAATTAGTAACTTGCCATAACTCTCCACTGGAACACATATCACCAGAAAATATCAAAACATCGCATTTTGGAATATGCAATCTATTTTGTTTCTGATGAGTGTCTGATATGCAAACTATATTCATTTTGTTCCTGTAGATCCAAAACCACCCAATCTATCGCTCTTTTTTAGGGGTTCAATTTTTGTTTCTAATATCTCAGTTCTACTGTCCTTTATCATCTCCGCCTGGCATATTCTGTCAGAATGAGCAATAGAAATAAAATTATTTGAGCAATTATACACAGCAGCAAAAACTTGTTCACAGTAATCCTCATCAATAACTCCTTCACAATTAACTAGCATCAATCCATACTTAAACGCCATTCCAGACCTAGGATGAAGACGAACAGAACAGCAAGGTGGAATATTAAACTTTAATCCGGTTGGAACTAATATTCTGGATTTAGGGGGAATTCCAACAACTCGACTATCGGTCACTGATATTACACAATCAGCTCCATCTTCCAACTTACCCTTTAGTTCCCATCCAGGAATCAAACATGCATGAATATCAAAACAAGAAGAAAATTTGGTTGCGTATTTAGGAACTACAGCATCATCATGACACTTATATATTGATAAACTCATTTGAAACTCCATCACAATATAAAAAATTATTGAAACTTTCTATTTGAATTTCCTATATTGTATTTTGTTTCTAATTTCCAGTCAACCTTTTCTTTAAACGGAACAATTTGTATTGTAGAAATAGCAGCTATGGGAGAAGAACTTTTTTCCTTATTGACTAAAGTTACTAATTTCCACTCCGCCAAAATATTAGCTATAGTGTTTCTTCTTGCAATATCATCATCTGTAAATTGAGTTGGTTTACCATCCAATTTAAATAGCTCTTTGAAATGAACTATGTAATATCGGCTTTCTTTGGTTATCTTATCTCTCTTGTGCAATATATGACAAGATTGATAAAGAGTTTTTTCTTTTTTGGAAGACACACCAATTCTGGTTAATGTTTCTCGAACTTTTAAAAAATCGTCTGGAGAATTTAGTGTGACCTCTATTAGGGATTCAATCACATCACTCATAAGCATACCTTTAAAACTAAAAACTATTTTCGTTTATTTATTATATTGGAAAATAGCAGTTTAATCTTAGAGGGCTTTTTTGGATTTATAACAGATTCAATAGAATGTAATGTTTTTAAGCAGTCTTTTATATTCTGATTATTATCTTCAATCAAATCTCTAATTTCCTGAGTAAGCTCTATTAACTCATCAACAGAAAAGTTTTGAAATTTATTTTTCATTTAGAGATTCCTCCTTTATACAATTTGGACTTAATATATTCCAAATCATCATCAGTAAATATAGGTAACATCTGCTTTGCTTTTGATTCCCCACAATTATAATATTCTTTTATCAAATCTATTTCATTTTGCTTCTTGTGTTTGACATAATCAAACCTTCGCTTTTGCTTTCTCAATGAATAAAAATAATAATCATGTTGCATGTTTTTTGGAAGATGAGAATTTACATTCATCTCCTGAGCATACATTATGGTATCAATTCGCATGGACAACCATCTATTCATCATAAATGGATTATAATCTTTTTCAGTATCTTCGGTTAAAAGATTTTTCTTGTTGTAAGTAACATCATTTAAGAAGTCGAATATGGTTAATTTATCGCTCATAATTATCTTGGTTATAGCTCACCTGGGTTAATTTATCGCTCATAATTATCTTGATTATAGCTCAAACAAACTCCAATGTTAATCGCAACTCAATCAAACATGCCATAAGAGTAATCTCATCGTCTGGAGAAACAGTATTTAGATATTTTGCTATAATTCGTATAGCATCAGGTATAGAAGATGACTTAATTACGCCCTTTAAATTATCATACAACTTACGATAAATAATTGCCGAATCATTATCCAAATTCTCTACAATCCATTGTCTAACTTCGGCAAAATCTTTTTCCTTTAGAAACTTAAACAATTTGGATATGTTTATATCTCCAGAAAAGGACAATATTCCTTCATCTATTTTTCCATGTTGCATACTAAAAGCCTGCAACTCATTTAGCAGACGACGAAAATCTGGAAAATATTTAACCACAATGGCTGCAAGTGCTTTACCATCATAATCTACATTTTCGGCATCCAATATCTTAACTATTCTTTTATAGCAGGCTTCTATTAAAGTTTTTCTTTCATCCTTAGGAATTTTAAATTCCTTAACAGAACACCTAGACTGTAAAGGATCTATTATTTTATTTCTAAAATTACATGTCAATATGAATGAGCAATTCTTAGAAAACTCCTCCATGACACCGCGTAGTGCAGGCTGGAAACTTTGGACATTCAAATAATCCGCCTCATCTAATATGATAACCTTTCTTTTTCCGTTAAATGACAAACTGGATGCAAACTGCTTAACAGTAGTTCTTAGTGTATCGATATTTCTATCATCTGATGCGTTGACCAATATGTAAGTATAGTCCAACTCTTCGCATAGAGCCTTGGCTACGGTTGTTTTTCCAACACCAGCACTACCTGAAAATAGCATGTGAGGCAATTCTCCACTTTTTACTATCCCAGCAAATGTATCCTTTAGTTTTTTTGGAAGAATACAATCATCTATCTTTCGAGGACGATATTTTTCCATCCACACTATGTGTTCACGCTCTTGAGAATTGCTCATAATTTCACCAACAAATAATTAAATAATATAGGATAATAACGAATAAAGAAAAGAAACACAAGACAAAAACAAATTATGTTTTCGGCTTGGAGTCCAAGTCCAGTTCTTTAATTATATTATTAGTGGCTTCGGTAGCTTCTTCTATAGTTGGAAACTTTGATATAACAGAGGAAAATATAACAGACTTACATAGTAAATATAAATTATATTTAATATAGTGTCCTAGATATAGATACTCCTGCTCATAATTTGCGAGGTCGGGCTTGTGTGAGGAATCAGATTCGCTGGTTTTAATTTTAGTTTTTTGCTTTCGCTTCATCGTATTCATTTAAAATTTCCAAAGTTTTTTTCCACTGTTTTAGCCTATAATTCAATTTTGCTATACGAGCAGGATTTTTAGCTACTTTTAGATTCTCTTCAATAGCTTCTATTGCAGCTTTAGTATACTGCTTTGGATTGTATAACAAAATTGAATTTATATTGGCTGTCATTACTTACTTGGCTTCCATTACTATCCAATATTGAACACCAGTGGTTTTACCAACAAAGTGAGCCACAGTTGGCGAAACTTCCACATCATAAGAGTCGGATAGAATCTTTAGATTCTCGAATAGCATGTTGTATGTATCAGAAACTTTGGCTGTTCCATCAACATCTAAAGTAAATTTATTTTGCGACGATTTCTTAGAAATATCCTGAACTACAATTTTTACAGTTCCATTTTCACCGACAAAACTAATATTGGTCAGAGATAGCAAGGATGCATTTTGTCTTAGACACTTTAGAGTTTCATCACTCAAAGTAAACTTTAGAACAACTGAGTCCTCATAAAATACAGTAGGTATCTTTTTACGAGTTAGCATAGGATCTTGAACTGTACTGGGGTCTGAATAGAAATATTCTAATCGTCCTTTTCCTCCATTGCCAACAAAAACAATTTTGTCGGACTCAAAGTTTAACTCTGCATCATCCTGTGCGCTATTTACGGATAAAAATTCATTTAGATTATAAATTGCAAACGACTCCGGAAAGGTTTGTTCAGGAGTTACGTCGGCTACAATTCTCTTGGCTGCATCTACGGTAATCAAAGATGAATTACTGCGAATATAAATTGTATTATTGATATCGGAAAAATTCTTTAGAATCTTGATCGTGTTGGGTGTTAATTTCATTATACTCTCCAAAAATAAAAATAGGCGACTTATCTTTTTATATCAGATAAGTCGCCCAGAATCAAATTTAATTAGCTATTAAAATCAACACCAATAGCCTCAAGAAGAAAATCTGGAGTGTTAGAAACATGCATACGATATGCCGTTACCTGCTTACCGCGATTTGCTCCACCCTTCATAACTCGCTTGTTCGTGAAGATAGGAAAACCAGCCTCACGAAGATCATAAATGCGAGCCGAAAGACGCTTAATTCCATAACGTGAACGAGCCTCAGCTTCCGTGAGATTCTTTCCGGTTGACAAGCGACGAGCCAGCTTTACATTTTGTGATACAGTATTTGTCATAAACAATTTCCTCATAATTTAAGTTATACAAGTTATTAAGTGATTCTTATCTCACTTTCAAATATAATACACACATTTTACTATTACAGCAAATATTTTAAGCAAAAAAAAGCCCACTCGGTAAGGAGTGGGCTACAGAATGTAATAATTTGGAAATTATTACGAATTAAATGCTAAATGCTTCCTTCTTTAGAATATCCAGAATGTCATTTGGCTCAGACTTTACTTCAGTATCCTGGAGAGGAGTTGGAATATCATCGCTCAAATATGGATCTAACTTTTCATAAAAACTCATAAATGAGTTTTTGGTTATATCATCGAATCTGGCGATACACAACTGTATGGCTTGGCGGCGAATATCTCCAATCTTTTTCTTATCATCGGTCTTTGGATGCCCAAGGATTCCATACGCATTAACAATATGAACCAATCTTCGGGTACTAATTAAGTCCGAAGTGGCTCCTGTCTCATACGTCTTTCTGGTTCCAAATGCCCAAGCAACCAGCTTGGTTATAAAATCCTCAATATGCTCATCCAAAATATCCATTGAATCAAAAAGTTTCTTTAGAATACTCTTCTCGACTCGCTCTTCTGGATAGCCTTGCTCAAAGGTTGCACAAAATCTTTCCAGAAATGCTTCATTAAGAATGTTGGTTCCCACGAATTTTCCTGTTTCCGAACCTTGACCCTTGGTATTAGCGGTTGCAATTATAGTAAATCCAGGAGCTGGCTTTACAAATTGATTAATTTTCTTTAGAAGAATTCCTTTACCTTCTAGGACTGGTTGCAAACATAACAACTTGTTACTTCCTAGGTCAACTTCATCCAACAAAAGAACTCCACCCGATCTCATGGCTCGAATTACCGGACCATCAAACCACTTGGTTGAATCATTAACTAATCTGAATCCACCCAGTAGATCGTCCTCGTCGGTTTCAATAGTGATGTTTACTCGATACAATTCTCGGCGATTCTGAGCACAGGCTTGTTCAACTCCAAAAGTTTTACCATTACCAGAAAGTCCAGTAATAAAAATTGGATAAAACTTTTTGGAAGATATTATGGTGGAAATTAAATCAAATTCTCCGTGCTTTACAAAAAGCCGGTCTATTTCCGGAACAAGATTCTCCTTATGAATCTCACCAACAAAATTGTAAATAGGAGCTGGCTCCGATTTTAAAGCTGGTGAAGGAATTGAGGCAGAAGATGAGCTGGACTCCAATTCAGAAGATTTGGTGGATGAAGTATCTTGAAATTGGAATCTTCCATATCCAACTCTGTAGTCATCAGAATTAACAAACCAACCGATGTTGGTAAAATTATTAGCCTCAACAATCTTCATCAACTCCTTGCGACGAAAGACCGTAGTTCCGAATTGTTTACGCAATTCATTCAAAAAGAATTCACGATTTCGGTTGGTGTTCATAATATATTTCCTCACTTACACATTATTAAAAATAATTAAATTACATTCTGTACTATAGAGTATATCAATATATCAGAGCTATTGTCAATAAGTATATTTTATCTAATAAAAACAGATACTTATTTACTGCCATCCAGCTTCTGCCTATATGCTTTTGACATCAATCCTTCAGGATATTCAATAGACTCAAAGGTAAACTTTCTATTTCCTTTCATCTTGGTATAATACGCACCCAATTTTTGAGGAACAAATTTGCCGACATTAACTACCGTCTTTAAACCAGGCCACCTTCCGGCTGTAGTGCCAATTAGTGTAGCTTGCTCACTATCAGCCGCTTTATAGAAAATGGAATCCTGATTATACTTGGCTCCCATTTTTACCAAAAACTTCTTTAGTTTATCATTATCTTTGGCATAAGATGTTACAAAAAAGGACTTCTCTTTAACGGACTTTTCATCTTCTTGTCCTAAATTTTCAATGTAAAATCCTATAACTTGAATATAGCCAAATCCATTGGATCTAATTTCGGTGGCTAACTTTTGATTTCTACTGTCGTTGGTTCTAACATCAAATTCTCCGCGATAAGCAGTAATCATACCAACATTTGATTCCTTGGTATGTTGCCATATTCTCGACAAACTTTTTATGCTGGCTTCATGTAACAAAACTTGTTTAAATGTTTTTAAAATTTTCATGAGATATGCTCAATAAATCTGTTTATTAATAATCTGTTGGTCACATTCTGTTTCATATAATTACTAAAATCTCTGGTAACGGATTTCATCACCTTCTTGGCTTGTTTTTGATCCTCCCAATCAACTGTAGTATCAATAGTTGGATCAAACTCTCCGGAAGAAATAGATAGTCCTTTATCAGAAGGAATTAAATAATATGCATCATAACCATTGGCATTATTTACTTCACAGTATTTATTGGTTTTAAAATACTCTACCTTTGAGTCAACATTCTTTTCACCCAAATTGGATAATTTATTTGACAATTCTCGTTTTGAAATAATATGAAAACCAACAACTTTAACTCCTGCAATATTCTTTAGTATATTTAAACAGGTTTCCGTGGACTCAATAATTTCCCATTGCTTTTTGGATTTAGGATCGTTTATAAAGTATCTGTTTTTCCTAGTGTAATAGCTCCCATATCTTTTATATTTACTAATATCAACAACTTTATTATCTTTTATTACTTGAGTTCCAGAAGTATCTTCACCATCAGATAGAAAAATTACATTAACAATATCCAAAGAATATCTTTTACGAAACTCTGGAACAATTTTTATAGCCGATATGATAGCAGGAACCAAAGGAGTTTGATTTAAACACTCTTCAGATGGAAGTCCTACATAATACGATTGTTTGTAATATTGCATTAACATTAAAACATTATGAATAGCCAAATTAAACTCAGCTCCAGACATCTTACTACTAAAATATTGTCTCAACGAAAAATCTGATGGAAGAATTAAATCTCCATCCTTAAATTGAGTTTTATTTACTCCAACTCTTGATCTGGAGCTATAGTTGTCTGTGAATCCATATACATCAAATGGTATATTAATTCTTCTACAAAACAAAACCAAATTTAATAATTGCTCGTAAGTTCCTAGCATGTTGTTTCCCATGCTACCACTCATATCCAAAAACATAACGAGCCCGTGAGATTTGCCCGCAGGTATTGTGGTGTGTTTTTTAAAAATATCATCATTATATCTATAGGAAAACACTCGATTATTATCCAACTTTCCGGTTCTTGAAACAAGAGCCCTAGAATCTAACTTGGCTTTCTTTTTCATTTCAAATATATTGGCTAGCTGATTAACCACATTTCGATTTGACAACTTATAGGATTCTATTTCGCCGGCAACTTTATCATATAATAAGCTATAATTCTTTTTATAATAGTCAGATATTTGCTGATGAACCGTTTTATAATCAACTATAATACTTTTAAGGTCTAATTCTGGTAAATTGCCGTAAACAACTTGATTTGTATTGTTATCGACATAATCTTTAATAGCAGAATCAAAACTGGATTGAGTTTCCGAAATTAATTCCTTATTTTCATTATCACCTTGAGATGAACGGGAATTTCCTTGGTAACTTTCATTATTGCTATTGGATTGCAATTCATCACCAGACTGCGAATTAAAATCTGGAGTGGATTCAGAATCAAGTTCCGAGGATGAAGAGTTATTAGAAGAATCTCCTTCCGACTCCGTATCCATTGAATCTGAATTTATATTTGACTTTTCTCCTTCTGAATTATTGTTATCGGACTTGGGTGAAGTATTCTCCGAAGAATTATTTTTAGAGGTATTTTCCTCTGAGGTCTGTTTAAGATATTCTAGCAACTCTTTGGATAATTTTATCACATCTGAAAAGGTATTACAGTCGGCAATCTTGA